TGCGGGCGCGAGCCAATATGGGTGACCTGTCAGCCGAGCAGCGCGTTCCCCGGTGCCGTTCGCGTCATGGTCAGCCACGACAAACCCCCGTTTGAAGCGCCCTGCTACCAGTTGCAGATTCCCTGCCGAGAAGCAGACGTGAATCTGGTAGCGGAACTTTATCGCCTTGAGTGCGGCGCGGATCGAGAGGGCCGTCGCAAACCCTTCGCAGAAGATGTCGATACCGCCTGCGTCGAATGTGAGGGTTGCGCCCTTCGTGATCTGACCCTGGAGGAAGCGTTTTTCCCCCTGTTCGGTGATGAGCTGGCACCCAACAAGCCTGTCGTCAATCCGCATTGGAACGCATAGGAGGCCATTCCAAACCGGCCCAGGTTCCAGCGGGAAGCCTTTCTTAGACAGATAGGGGTGAGGTGCCTTCTGGGTCTGATGCATGATCCAGGCAGCTTTGCGAGCCGCACGTTCAGCGGCTCTTTTTCTATCCGCTTCAACTCTAGCCGCGATCCTGCGGAACTCCCCCGGCTCCGACGATTCGCCCCGCCACATCTGCGGCTCACTCATCTGCGCCCAGTTCTGGACCCACCCACGATCCCCGAGATATTTGTACCGGCCGTTCCGTTTGTGCGGGTGGTCTACAGTTGGAACAGATACCCATCGGCCAATCTCGACCGGCCCGAGGATCAATCCGAACGATGTCGCAAAGTCTTGGAAGGTCATAGCGCCTCCGAACCCTGTCGGGCAAGGCTACCGTCAAAAGCATACGAGCCGATGTGCTTCAGCCGAATGAATGGATTCAGGTATATCTTTCCGCCCGTGCTAGTCCACAGATTGCAAAAGCCGTAATCCTCCGATGTGTACATGCCATTTGGCCCTGGCCCAGCGGGAAAGAAATCGAACCCGTCGATCTTCTGGCCGTCTACGGCATCCTGATACGGGGTTGCAACCTTGGACAGGGTTTCAAACACGCTCGAATGAATCAGCATGAATCCGGTCGGCGCATGACTGACCTCGATCATTCCATCATCGTCAGAATCCGCGAGGCCCACGGGCTTGAAGATGTACGACCCGAGCCAGTCCTCCGGCGACTCCTTGAGCTTCAGAATGGCTTCCTTGTAGGCGTCAAAGTTCAGCCGCTTTCGGGGGTAACTGGCGGCACACAACTGACGGTCTGCAAGTATCAACTTCAGGATGTCCCAATCGCCAAAAACGATGTCGGCGTCCAGAAACATCATGTAATCCATGTCGGAATCAAGAAACTTCTTGGCCAGACTGTTCCGCGCCCGAGGGATCAGAGAATCCCCCATCATGACTTCGATATAAACGTGATAACCGCACGATGTGAGGTTTTGAATAGCGCGAATCAGCGACAACGCGAAGTCGCCGTGACACATGCCCCCGAACATTGGGACAGCCAGCATGATTGATATTTGGTTTTCGGCGTTCTTTTTTCTAAGCGCGACGACTAGCTCTTGCATATTGGTAATCATGCGAATCTCCTCGATTTGGCGTATGCAATCATTCTTGAACGAATCCAACCGATCGTCTGGGCCGATGGCGGGCTCGTGTTCTGGCTCAATCCCCTCGGCCAGTTACCGAATTTCTCCTTGAACTTGTGCGCGGCCCAGTTGGGGTTGTAGTTTTTTTGGTTGGCGTACCAAAGAAGCTCCGAATAGAACTTCTGCGGGTTCCAATCGTTCGCTTTCTGCCACCGCGCCAGCTCTTCCATTCGACCCGCTACGGCCTCGATTTGGCTCCGAGCGGGCTTCTTCTCATAACCGCAAGCACACTTCATAGACCCTTTGACCCAGAGCAGGCCGCATTTCGGGCACTTGGACTTGTACTTTTCAGCCTCGGTCGGTTCACGTCTCGGCTTCTCGGCATCGTCCTTCAGCTCATGAACTCCGTTGGAATACACGTCATCCCATGTATCCATGAACCGCATGAAATTTCCCGAGTGACAAAGCCACACACCGAACTTTTTGGATGGATGTGATCGCATGACACGTCCGAGCTGCTGAATGTGACTGGACAGGGACTTCGAGAACGGCCTAGCCGATACACCGATCAGCACATCCGGCACATCGAACCCTCGGGTCAGGATGTCGGTCGCAATCAGGCCATGAATCTGTGTGTCCGGCTTGGCGAAGTCCGCAATGGCATCGCGCTTGAACTCGTCATTGTCTTTGTATGAGATCGGGACGAAGTTGTAGCCCTGCTTGGCAAACTGCTGCGCGAGGTCAGCACCATGGGCCACCCCAGAGCAGAACACGATGGTCTTTTTCGGGCCTCCGAAAATCTCGTGGGTCTTCTTGATCCACTCGGCCACAATGTCGCCTGTTAGCTTCATGCCGCGCTCTGTTGCCACATCCTGCGCCCACTCACCTGCGACCTTCTTCGCACCCGTCATGTCGATCTGTTTAGCGATGTAGACCTTCAGCGGGGCAAGCCAATCCTTCTTGACCAGGAACTCTGTGCTGGATCCTGTGACGACATGCTCGTAGATTTTTCCGAGACCCTTGGTGAACGGTGTAGCCGTCAGTCCGATCACCTTCATGTCGGGCTTGGACTTGATGAACTCAGTCACCGATTTCCTAGCGATATGACACTCGTCGATAATCGCCAAATCGAAATCCGGGAACTCGTCTCGGCTCTCAAGTGTCTGCGCTGAACAGACCTGGATCAGTCGCGCCGGAGCAAAGTTCCAGTGGCTTGCCTGCAAGACGCCATGAGGGATTGCGTACTTGGTCAGCCGGTCGCTCGTCTGGTCCACCAGCACGATCCGATCCATGATGATCGCAGTCCGAGACATCTTCTCTGCGGCTGCTTTCATCAGGTAGATCGCTACTTCAGTCTTCCCGAATCCTGTGGGAGCATAGAGCAGTTGCACCCTATGCCCCGCTCGGAACCCCTCTCGAAGCTCCTCTACGCACTTCATCTGGTGCGGTCTGAGTTGCAGATCCATCTTCTCTCCTAACGACCGAGATCCCCTCGGCTTGGGCCGGTGCTGTGAGCACCTTGCGGTACTATACCATACATGACATGGCATGGGAACAATGTGTTGACATGACAGAAAAAAGCTGTCACCATCAAAACTCCACTGCCAACGGAGTCAACATGAAGCTCACCAATAAGCATGGCATCCCTGAGACATTTGTCAATGTTCTTCGGAGGCCGACCTATTCAAAGGGCAAAGCTCACCGCTCGGTGACGCAGCTCATCAACTCACCGAAGATCGTAGCATTGACTGAACGGTTCCAAGACGAGATCGAATCTGATGTGGCCGATATGGTCTGGTCGCTGTTCGGCTCTGCTGTCCACAAGGTTCTCGAACACGGCAAGGATGACACCCACGTCATCGAGGAGCGTTTGTCTGCGGTCGTGGATGGCTGGACGATCTCCGGGGCCATCGACCTTCAGATCAAACGCGAGGGCGGCGTCTCGATCCGGGACTACAAGACCACCTCGGCCTGGTCTGTGATGAACGACAAGATCGAGTGGGAACAACAACTCAACCTCTACGCTTGGCTGGTCGAGAAGGTCAAGGGCGTCAAGGTGCTGGACGTTGGCATCGTGGCCATCATCCGTGACTGGAGTCGTAGAGATGCTGAGAAGAAGGAAGACTACCCGCCCGCCCCGATCAAGGAGCTACCGATCAAGTTATGGCCCTTCGAGGAGCGTGAGGCGTACGTTGCCGATCGGATTCATAAGCACGCCGAGGCTGACTTCGCCCTTGAAGCAGAGGAGTTGCTCCCACCCTGCACGCCTGAAGAAATGTGGGAGAAGCCAACGGTCTGGGCTGTGATCAAGAAAGGCGGCGTCCGGGCAAAGTCGTTGTTCCACGATGAGCTGTCGGCTCTCGGGGAGGCCAATCGTCTGGGCGGTGATTACGAAGTTCAGGTTCGACCGGGAGAGCGTACACGCTGTGCGAACTTCTGCCCGGTCAACACATGGTGCGCCCAGTGGCGCGAGTATCAAGACGGCGTTCGATTTGAAAAGGAGTAAGCATGGCAACGCTAAAGGAAGAGTTCAATCTGGCCGAAGAGGAGGCATGGAAACAGATCTCAGCCAACGCCCGACAGGTGGGCGGGGATCACTACAAGAAGCTCGGCATCGAGCCGTGGGAAGTTATGGAAGCGCTGCTGACTCACTCGGAGTTCGTGGGATTTTTGAAAGGGTCCGCACTCAAGTATGCGATTCGGCAAGGCTTGAAAGGCTCGGATGACGCTGAGAAGGCTCGCCACTACATTCAAAAACTGCAAGAGGTACAAGGATGGCTGTTCACAAAAAACTGATGCAAGCCCGCATCAAGCTGCAAGGCATGAAGTTAAACAAGTCCGGCGAGAACAAGTTCGCTGGCTACAAATACTTTGAGCTGGGCGACTTTTTGCCGCAGACCATGCAGATCTTTAACGACCTGGGTCTTGCCAGCGTGGTCACGTTCGATACCGAGTATGCCCGCCTCCAGATCATTGACTGCGAGGACGGCACCACTCTGACCATCACCAGCCCCATGGCCGAGGCTAATCTCAAGGGCGCTCATCCCATTCAGAACCTGGGCGCAGTTGAGAGTTATCAGCGTCGCTACCTTTGGCTGGCCGCTATGGAGATCGTTGAACACGACATCATCGACGCATCTCCACAAGTCGAGACAGTCAAGAAGCCCGAGCCGAAAGCGGAGCCCAAGCCCCCGAAGAAAGTCGAAGGCAAAGCGGGGCCGTGGCAGATCACCATCCAAGGCGCAGGCGAAGAGCCTGAATGGCTGGATGAGGTTCCCAAAGCTGTCCAGCTTGCCCTCGATATGGCGACCAACGCCGATGACGTGATGAACATCTTCAAGGTCAACAAACAGATGTTCGATCTGGTCAAAGAAGCCGATCAAGCCATGTGGAAGTCTCTGATGACCACGTTTACCGAAACCAAGAAGAAGTTCGTTAAGGAGTAATCATGTTTGTTCCCCGTCCTAACACCGGCACCCTTTGGCCCAACGAGAAACGCTCAGACAATCACCCCGATGTTCGAGGCGACATCTTTGTTGAAATCTCTCTGCTGAAAAAGCTCATCGCCCAAGCCGATGGTGAGCAGGTAAAGCTCTCTATCTCCGGCTGGAGAAAAGAGATCGCCGGCAAGAAAGCCCTGTCCCTGTCCGTCTCGGAGCCGTATGTAAAAGCCGCTCCGAAGAAACAGGAAGACGACGAAGAATTGCCATTCTGATGAAGACCATCCAGTTCGAGGCCGTCAAGGTCGCGCTCAAACAGAACAAGGACGGGTTCATCCTGACCTTGTGCCTACATCCAGATGACGCCCCTGATGATCTTCTCAGGGACTTTGTGGGGGCACGATACCAGGTGGTCATGGTACGGCTGAACGAAGAAGAACAGCCTTTGGACCGTCAAGAATTCGATGGTGCCAAAGCTGTTCGCTTGGCAGGCGTGCTATGCCGTGATCCCGAGTTCTGGGCTTATCTTGAGGACGAAGCCTTGGTGTTTGAACCGAATGAATCAGAAGCTACTGAATGGCTGCGTGGCTATCTGTCCGTCGATTCAAGATCAGAACTCAAGACCAACAACCAAGCACGGGAACTGCTCAACCGAGTCAACAAGGACTTCATGTCATGGAAACAAAAAAACGGCTGATACCGTACTCGGTCTATCTGCCAGCCGACACTCATGCACGACTCAAAAAAGCCGGCAAGAATCGTCAAGCGTCCGGCTTGGTACGGAACGCCATAGCGATGATCCTAGACGGTTCTGATGCCTATAAGACCGGCTACAAAGCCGCTCTAACTGATGCGGCCAACATCGTAGCCAACAACCCGCAGGCCAAGATGCTGCGAGTTGAAAGCAAAGACCTCAGTCATCTTCTGAAATCCCAGATCCTTGCATTGGAGCCGAAATGAACTACGAATTTACAAGAGACTGGTTCAAGACCGGCGAACATGTTTGGCCCGAGATTCGGAAGATGATGAAACGCAACATGTACTTCCTAGAAATCGGATCATACGAAGGACGGTCTTCTGTCTGGACCGTTGAACACATGATCAACGACGGCGGTGAGCTGACCTGCATTGACACATGGGCAGGAGGCGAAGAACACGAGCACGACGATATGCGAAAGGTCGAGGCAAGGTTTGACCGCAACATTGAAATCGTGAAGGAACGGTTTCCTGAGCGCGAGGTCTATAAGATGAAACAGCCCTCTGCGGTTGCGATGGCCGACATGATCTCTGCGGGACTGCGATATGACTTCATCTACATTGATGGTTCGCATATTGCCAAAGATGTCATGACCGACTCCTGCATGGCCTGGGTGCTGCTGAACAATGGCGGCTTCTTGGTCTGGGATGACTATCTGTGGGGCCACCCCCGCGATGTGCTGCGCCGACCCAAAGCAGCGATTGATAGCTTCATGATGCTGTTCGGTGAGGAGATGCAAGTAGCTTTTCTTGGCTATCACATGGTTGTTCAAAAACTTGGAGACAAAAATGCTTAAGGACTATCAAAACGATTTTTCAACGGAGGTGTTTTATAAGATCAGCGCCGCGACCGATGTAGCTGAAACGTGGCGACGGTTTGGATGGACCCCGCCCTCTCAAGATCCGGCCTACCACGAGAAGTGGGCCAAAGCCCAGGAACGAACCAAGATTGGAGAGCACCGTGATTGATTACATTGAAGGCATACTGGCCATCAAAAAGAAACTGGCCGAGCTAGAGAAGGCGTGCTTAGAACGCGATCTCACGAAAGCCAAAGAATGCTGCTACGCAATCATCATTGAGACGCGAGCAGTGAATCATCAGCTCACCATTCAGAGCGACAAATGAACTGGCACGGCCCACACACATTCACCTTTGACTATCGGTTGCCGAAGTGCGCGACACCATGCACCGTGCAAGTTGGCGTGTTCTATCGAGACGAAACCGATACGTACTGCGTAATGCTGGAACAGGTTCGTATTGAACATGACAGCAAAGTCTGGTCACTTACAGATGTTTTATCTCAGGAGGTGATGAACACCATCGACCAAGAAGCACAAACTATTTTTGCCACGTTTCTACAGAAAGGACAATCATGAAAGTCACGTTGAAAATTGATTCTGAACTGTTGCCGATCGTTATCAAGGCGCTCCGCGAATACACCGAGCGATCCATCCTTGATCTGGTTGACGCTCCAAAACCGACGCCATCAGCAAAGCCGGTAGTGCTCAAGCCCACAAAGCGACGCGGCCGTCCGCCTGGCAAAAAGAAAACCGTTGCCGTAGCAGTGGCAGCTCCGGCAGCAGTCGCAACGATGTAAACGAACGGGGAGGGCAACCTCCCTTTTCTGGAGGCGATCATGACAACCAACAAAGACGCAATTACCCAGGCCGATCTGATCTGGCGGTCGATGGACACCTGCCCACCGGGTCCGAAGGTTCTGCTCCTGAACGCCGCCGGGATCTCCAGCACGGGATGGTGGGACGGCAAGGACCAGTGGTACGTCGGCTGGTTTCCCCTGCCCAAGATCCCACCCGAGATCCGATCGAAGATCGAGCAGTCATACCGCCCGGAGTCAAACATCGGTGGACTAATAGGAGATTGATATGAGCAGAGAGCTGTGGCTCGATCTGGCGAAGAAAGCCTGCCACCCGCATGAGAAGTCTATCTTTGCATCACCGTGGGGTGAGGAGTGGGTGCTGAGGTTTGCGGAGAGCGTAGCCGCAGCCGAGCGCAAACGCATGGAGTACGACGGCATCCACACCTGCCATGCTGAGTGCCAGCGACCAGCTTGTGTTGCGGTCAGGGAGGCGGTGGAGAGGGAGCGAGAGGCTTGCGCTTTGGCAGTAGAGCAGGCGGGAATCGACGGGTACGGCACTCTGGCTGCGGCAGCGATGATAAGAGCAAGGGGGCAAGCATGAGTTACATCGTCGCAAGTCTGCCACCCCTAAAGTGCTTTGTGCGCCGAGAGTACTTGTACAACTTCACCAAGGGGCACGGTGAGCTAGAACCTGCCATCTGGACCAGCATCAAGGCGCTGCGCGGTCAGGTGTTCCGGATCGAATCACTGTTGCCAAGCTACGGGGCGCTGTACGACAAGCTGCCGATCAGCGCCTACGTCTGGAAAGAAGACCACGGCGACTTGCCTATCGACACGCTGCAACTGTGGGACTGCATGGGCTACCGCTTTACCGTGTGCGAGAAGATCGGTTTGCGTAACTTGGGCGTAAAGTTTTTGGGCAAGGACAAGCAGTGGCACCACGGGCGCTACCTGTTCACGGTGGACTTCTGCGCTGACGGCATGGACGCTGACACGGGTTTTACTGAGCAGGCCGAGGAGCACAAGAGCTTTAACTTCATCCGGCTGGAGAACGGCCAGTTCGCCACGCAGCCCAACAACCGCTGCCTTTGGTACGACCAGAGCCTGATCCCTGCTGAGGTTAAGTTCCCAGACTTTCAAGCAGCTAAAGATTTTTACACCGTTGACGGCACGCGCAAGTGGTCTGCTGGCGACGATTGGTTTTACGACATACAGGAGCGAACATGACACAAGACATTGCGCCCAAAGCCATCGAACAGGCAGAAAAGCAGGTGGAGTGTATGTGCGGTGTCTGCAAGCTCGGAAAGCGGGAGTGGGTCGGGCTGACGGATGACGAGATCAAAGAAATTATCGGACCGTGGGGGCCGACACCGATCAAGGGCTACACACGAAAGCTGTTTGATCAGATCGAGGCGAAGCTGAAGGAGAAGAACGGATGAAGCGCGGGCCACCTATCGTTAAGACTTGTGAGTATTGCAAGAAAGATTACATGTGCCCGAATGCTAGAAAAGATGAATCTCGTTTCTGTTCTATTACATGTCACAACAAATCTGGCGCTTTACCTCGCACACAGTACACATGTCAAAACTGCAATGGCACATTTATGGCGCGTCCCGATCACGGTGCGGACAGAAAGTTCTGTAGTCGGAAATGTTTTTTAGAAAACTGCATCCAACCAACGGACAAGGAATGTTTGTATTGTGGTTCTATGTTTACAGCAGAACGATCATCGACAGCAACGTGGGGGGATGGCCGAAGATTGTATTGCTCTAAGAAATGCTATGTAGCCGGATCCCGCACATTTGAGGAAAAGCCCTGCGCTGTTTGCGGCGTAATGTTTTATCCGATCAGCAGTAAAAAACAAGAAAAACAGCAAACATGTTCTACCAGATGCAAGAATATATTCTTCTCAGGAGTGAACGCTCCTGGTTTCCGCAGTGGCGAACATGTGCAAAAGCAGTCTAACCACAAGTTTGTGTTAGTTGGAAAACGCAAGGGCTATGTAGGCAAATACATGGCTGAACACCGACTGCGCATTTCAAAATACTTAGGGCGCATGATCAAGCGCACCGAAGTTGTCATTCATATCAATAACCAGGGGCTAGATAACCGACTGTCTAATTTGTACTTGTGTGAATCCATGAGTGAATACAGCAAGCGAAGAAACGGTAGCCTGCCGTGGCCGAAAGAGAGCAATCTGAAAATGTATAAGGAGCAGAACGGAGGATGAGCATCTGTACTGAATGCGGCTCATGGAGCAGCAAGACATTGGAAACCAGAAAAGACACCCGATTCAATTGGAAATGGAGGAGGAGGCGATGCAACGCCTGTTCACATGAATGGAATACTTATGAAATTCCAGCAGACAACCTAACTGAAACATCACCGGCAGACCCAGAAGGAAAGTTAGAAAGATGAAGCCAAAGTTTTCTGCTACGACCGTTGGGCCGTTAATTAAACTCATGATGTCTGGGGCACACACCCCAAAACAATTAGCCGAAAAAAGCGGGTATGGCATTGAAACGATTCATTTGCTTTGTAAGTCAATGCACGAACACAAAGTCATTCACATTGTTGAATGGGTGTTTGAAGTCAATCGTTATTACCCGGCCTACCTGTTTGGAGAAGGCGAAGATGTGAAAGAACGATGGACAACCATCAAGAAACAAATTTTCAACATATTCAAGAACGATCAAATTGGAAGAACTGCACAACAGATTGCCGAGTTGATCGGCGCTAATCCTTCGACCATTACGAAAGACCTCAATGATCTACAAAGAGATGGATACCTCTGGAAGTCCAGGCCCGTCCGATCCAACGAACCAACAGTCTGGGTCCGAAACATCGAGATGGCCTTTCCCGTCTTTGGAGACGATATTAAATATGTCCAGAGAAAGCCCGCCCCTAAACGAGCGCCCCCGCCGAAACAAGACTGGTTTTCACCAATCGTTAGATGACGTCGGTGACGCACCCTGGTAGGAGTCCGTATGACCCCGCTCATTCAAGCTATGTGGAAGCTGGTTCCAAAACCACACACAAGCGTCTGGTTCGACCTCGGAGAAATACCAACAAAGTTCGAGGTCGAGCTGATCCCGGAAATGGTCACGCATCTTCCGTTTGATGACATCACCATCGTGGGCCGTAGCAACAAGCCGTTCGTCGTCCATGCCGCAGCGGCAGGCCAGGATACGATCGTGACCACCGGGTTCGTTCTGATGCCCGAGTTCGTTCGCCTCCCGGCGCTGGTCTGCCGATTGAATGAAAGCGGCCATCTCAAAGTGTTCAGGCGAGACAAGAAAGAGTTTACTCGGGACGAGAACATGAAGGTCATCGCCCCGATTCAGATCTTGGTCACTAGGCTCGCCGCCTCTGCCATGACCGCTTATCGACCTGAAGTGTCTACGACATTCACGAACAAACGGAAGCTGGCCAAAGGCAAGCAGCCGTCCTTCGTGTGGCGCACGGTCACGATCAAGGCGAGACACGAAACCTCCCCGTCAGAAGCCACGGGTACCCACGCCAGTCCACGAGCGCATGAACGGAGAGGTCACTGGCGGACGCTGCCCAAGGGACGAGTGTGGGTCAAACCATGTCGAGTGGGCGACTTCAAACGAGACGGACTGGTACTTCACGACTACAAGGTGCATGATGAAACCGACCACCTACAGAAATCCTAAGCTGCTCAAGCTGGCCGATGGGCAGTCCTGCGTGAGCTGCGGCACCCGCGATGGCACCGTGGTCAGCGCACACTCGAACCAAGGTAAGGGCATGGGCATCAAAGCCTCAGACGCCTCGATCATGTTCCTCTGCCACCAATGTCATACCGAATACGATCAAGGCGCTCAGATGAGCCGATACGAAAAACGAGAGTTCGCCGAGAAGATGAACGGTCGAACCTTACGGCGGCTTCTGGAGCAGGGACACCTAGTTGTATCCCTTCGGCCTGTTGACAGCGATGGCTTGTGTCTATAAAGTGAACTTGCCGACCCTCTCGGCATGACCTCTTGGCAGTGGTCAACCCCGCCCCGGCTTCGGCCGGGGTTTTCATTTGAAGGTTACGATGAAACGACTGCTGCCGCTGTTGATCTGCTTCTCTGTCCAGGCGCAAACTAACGTAGACAACCTGTCTACGAATCAGCAGGGAAGCAACATAAGTTCAAACAGCGGCAATACGACAAACAACTTCAATGGCGCCGGCTCCGGCTCCCCTATGCCCGCAGCAACCGCAGTTGCTCCTTCGTTTCTCTCCAGCGGGACCGATTCATGTTTGGTAGGTGTGGCCGGTGCAATCAGTAGCACGGTAGTAGGCATCTCTATTGGCCGCTACCAACGCGACGAAAACTGTGAGCTGCTCAAGCTCGCAAAACAGTTGGACGCCCTCGGACTGAAGATCGCGGCGGCATCAATACTGTGCCAAGACTCCCGCGTCTTTCAAGCGATGGCTATGGCCGGAACGCCCTGCCCCTTCCTCGGAGCAATCGGAAGGCAAGCCACGGCGCTCTGGGTTCAAAACGAAACTTTGAGGCCCGACTATGGACTTATCCCTGACAAACCGCTCCGCCCACTCACTCTGGGCGCCGGCCTTCAACTTGATGGTGCTGGCTCTCTGTCTGAGCGCTTCCGCTTCAGCGTTCGGTCAGCTAACAACAAGCCAGCAGACAGCAGTAGCAAATCTCCAGCAGACTAGCTTGGCTATCAAAAACCAGATAGTGATAGGCACAGCCTATAGCTCTGGCCTTGCCGCTGCCGCTGATGCCGGAACGATTGTGAATCCACAGGCGTACACACAGGCCACAATCACGGAGGCACAGCGCACCGCGTACAACACCGCGATGACAACCTTCTCCACGACCAGCTTCTACAACGCAGCACAGTTTTTCCAAGACCGTGCTAACGCGACAAAATTACAGATGCAGACCGCTATCTCGGATCTCGCTGCTGCGACCGTAGATCTGCAAAAGGTGGTGGCAGTCAATCAAACCGTAGCCAGTATCACTGACCCGCAGACGGCTCGTGCGGCCCAGCAAACGATTCAAAACGCTGGTCTGGGAACGGCGGTCACCACGGAGCAAATCGCGGCTTATAACCAGTCTTTGTCCGACGTAAACAGCTATTCGGCTCAAACAGCAGCGTTCATGAGAGCTGCGAATAGCACCTCGATCGCGGGTAATGTAGACAATTTTGCAGCGCAATATGGCAAGGATCTGGCCTATGCAAACGCCGCGTTTAGCTACGCCAACTCCAGCATTGCGGTCTCATGGGGTGAGCTTATGCTGACCCAAGAGGGCGTACTGGCTCCATACAAACAGAGTTCTGAGTCCTTCTTCAACTCGGTATCGGGGGGTAAATAATGAGCGAACCCGAAAAGCCTAGCCTGGCCACAACCGAGTTAAAGCTCGGCGGCGTCACACTCAAAGGCAGCTACATCATCTGGTTTGCCGCCATAGTGTCGAGCGCAGCCGGGGCAGTGTGGGCCGGTGGTGAGCTTTGGTCGGACTACAAGAAGCTCCAAGAGAACGTGGCCGGGATTGAGATACCGGACATGAAACCGGTCACCGTCCTGATTGAAAAGGTAGACAAGATCGAGAAGTCGATCACCACGCTGGGCGCGAATCTCGCTGCGACCGATAGCGTGGGCAGCAAGCTAGGAATCGATCTGAAGGCATTACAGACTATTGTGGAGAGCAATGACGTACAGAAGCTCCAAGGGTCTATTGCCACCATGCGGACGCAGGTAGAGCAGCTCCAAGCTGTTACGCGAGATCTGCAACTGAACTCTCAGGCCGTAGCCAAGGAAACCCTGGCCGCAATCCAGGCGGCTACGAAAGAGGTTCAGACTGTCCGGGAGAGGATTGTAGGGGTAGAGTCACAAATGGGCGTCTTGAAGAAAGACGTGGATTCTCAATGGAACGCGATTGATTCAATCGGCGCAGGAGCACTGAAGGGACGATGAACGACGATGAGATTAACAAGCATTCGACCGAACTTGGACTGGCGATTGCGATAGTAGGTATATGCGTAATGATTCTGGCTCTTTTCTTAGGAGATGCTAATGGCTGGCTTCACAACTGAAGAAATTGAAGTGCGAGTGTGGGCAATTATTGCAGTCAGTTTGGTGAGCATTCTGGTGCTTTCTGTTGTAGCCATCATCGGCGGCGTATTGTTTGTCGAACACGACATGGAGCGAATCTCGCCCATCGATACGCACTTGATTGGCATTTTGAAAGACATCATGCTGTTGTGCATCGGAGCGGTCGGCGGGATCGTAGGCCGTAAAGGTGCGTATGCTGCGGCCAATTTCATGGCCAAAAAGGAGAGCGATGATGCTGGCACTCGGCCCACTGCTTGAGGTTGGATCTAAGATCCTCGATAAGGTTCTCCCTGATCCGGAGGCCAAGGCTAAGGCTCAAGCCGAACTGGCGAAGCTCCATCAGGACGGTGAGCTGGCCAAGATGGCAAATGAGACCAAGCTCTTCGAGCTGGAGCAAAACAATCTTACGGAGAGGCTCAAGGCCGATATGGGCAGCGATAGCTGGCTGTCCAAGAACATTCGGCCTATGACTCTCATCTTCATCCTTGGCGGCTATTTCACGTTTGCCATGATGTCGGCATTCGGGAAAGATACTAACGAATCCTACGTGCAGCTTTTGGGGCAATGGGGAATGCTCATCATGAGCTTCTACTTTGGCGGGCGCACGCTTGAGAAAATCATTGATATGCGAGGTAAGAACAAATGACCCTAGAGCAATTGATGCAGGCCACCGGCGCACCAGAGTTTGTCTGCAAGAAGTACCTTGACGCACTGAACGCCGCGATGGAGAAGTTCGACATCACGACGCCGGAACAGAAGGCCGCGTTCATAGCCACCATCGTCATCGAGACCGGCACCCTCCGATGGATGGAAGAGAACCTGAACTAC